GTACTTACTAGGGCAAGCACCAGCATATGCCTCATATATTGCTATAGGCTGCGGAGCAAAGCCACTAAACACGGATGGTGTGTTTGGAGACTACTCTGCCAAAGAAAGACTTAATTTTGAGATGTTCCGTGTCCCTATCATCTCTCGTGGATATGTTTCTGAGGATAATATAACAAAACTTGTTTTAACTGCAGAACTTCCATCAGAAGAAAGATATGAGATTACAGAGGTTGGTATATTTTCTGCTGGATCAAATACTTCTGCAGGAGCCTACGACAGTAAGTCAATCTATGCTTTTACACAAGATGAGAACTGGGAATATCATACAGCAACAGAGGCAGTAGAAATTCCAGTGATCTATGAACCCCTTGATGGTTCTTTACAAAATAACGTAATTAATAGAACAGAAAAGGTTTTTCAAACAAACGCTGATAACCGCATTTTTACAAACCAAGAGCGTTACTCTAGATATGAAAGATGTAGATTCTTTAACAACATCGTTGTCGTAAGAGGAGATGTTTCAGATCTTTCTGTTAGTGGTGGAAACATAGTTGTAAACTCTGGATCAGAACACCTTCACCTTACTGGTGCAAATTTAGACTTTAACAGAAACTCGCCAACAGATGAAATCAAGTTAGCGTTTACTGTAATAAATAAAGATGGAGAGTCCAATGCGGTTCCAGACAATGTTAGAGTTCTGGTTGAGTTTGCTTCTTCAGATGTTCATAATACAGGAGAGTGGGCAAGGTTTCAGGTAAATCTTGATAATGGAACTGGTTCAGGTCAGCATGATTTTGCAAACAATAGATACGTTGTGGCAACAAAGCAGTTACAGGAACTGTATAAGAGTACTGGTTTTACTTGGAGCCAGGTAGATGTTGTTAAGATTTTTGCATGTGTTACTGATGGTGGATCTGTCTCTGATGATTTTTATGTTTGCCTTGATGCTATAAGATTAGAAAATAATAGTACTGCTAATCCGCTATATGGCATGAGCGGGTATTCTGTTATTAAAAATACAGGAGCACAACCAATAATTAAATTAGCAAATACAACAAACTATATAGAGTTTAGATTTGCATTGGATGTTCAGTAATGGCAACTGCAGATTCTGGAATTAGAAAAGTCATTATTCCAAAATCTTCTTTGCCCGAAATATCTGGTGAAAATCAAAACTATGTTATTAGATTTCGAGTAGTCTCAGAAGATAAGAATAGATCTTCTCACTGGTCTACAAAATATAGACTGCCAGTACCAAGCGTTGATCAGATAGATTACAGAGTTGCCATAGAACAGTCGCATGATATGGTTACAGCAGTGTGGGTACCAGCAGTCGGTACGAAGTCTGAATTTGATGTTTATGTTAAATGGGATAATGAAGAATGGCAGTTTGTTTCTACTGTTTTTACAACCACATACTCTACAATCATAAAGACTGGCGCAACCCATGTTCAAATTGCTGTACAGGTTCCAACATTTCCAAAGAGTCGTTTTGCTGGGGCCACCTTGTTTGAGTCAACACAGCAGAACGTTTAATGGTATAATAGATATTATGGCAAAATTACCACTACCAGAGCGAGGCCAACCACTAGATGTTTCTTACATTTATCAGTTAGCAACCGCAATTAATGACCTTGCTTCGCAGATATCTCCAGCAGTATACAAGTATGTAACCGTAGATACTCCTGGAGTAGGAAAGCAAAGCGTAAAGGCTTCAGAGGCTAGAATAATTGGTGGCTATATAAATGTTGTTAATAGTTCTACCAGAAATGCTGGAACAGAAGTTACATTCTCTTATGACTTCCCAACAGACTTTAAGTATGCACCAATTGCTACAGCAACACCAATTAACGTTGGAGGAACAGATGCTGGTAAAAATGTGTCAGTTGTTTTAAAAACAGTTACTACTTCAAAGGTTGAGGGGATTGTTCGATTTGGAACAACTGGAGATATGTCAGTAGATGTTAATCTAGTTATAATTGGAATACCAAACTAATAATGATCAAATGCTATAAATGCGAAAGAAGAATGTTTATAGATAGGCAATATAGCAAAGTTGACCATCTTGAGGTTTATTGTATGTATTGTGGATCAAGAAGATTCTTTAATCCACCATCACAATCATTGGAGGGGCAGTGGCTCTTAAAAAAGGAACAATTGAGAGCGAAGGCTACAATCTCGCCCCTGTAATACCTGGAAATAAAAAGGTGTGGTTTCTTAATGGAGACCTTGTTCGAATTCATCACTTAAACCGTTCTAATGGAATAATGTCTGTTTATAATATTACAAAAGACAGAATCGAAAGTTGTTTAATTAATGATTTTAAAAACAAAAGAGAACGTGCTTACACAGTTGGTCAGACTGCTGAGTTAGTTAATCGTCATAAAAAGTATATGCCATCATTAATGAAACGAGGAATCATTCCTTTTCCTACAGGATCACAAAAGGGTGGCGCCAGAGGTTTTCAAGTAAGATCATATTACTCTGAATCGCAAGTCCATGAGATTCGTGATATACTTGCTACATACCATATTGGTAGACCAAGAAAAGATAATTTAATAACAAATGATATTACTCCATCACGCCAAGAGTTGACACGGCGTATGGGAGACGGTATACTTACATATACAAGAACTGAAGATGGACGATTTGTTCCAGTGTGGAATGAATCTATTTAACGAAGGGTATGAAATGTCAGAAGTAGAAAATGTAGTTAGTAACGACAATACTAAGGTTGGTGTAACTCTAGGCTATACACTTAATCTAGGTAACTTTCAGTCATTGCGAATTGATCTAAATGTTATTGATTCTAAGCGTGACGGAGAAAATACAAACGACGCATTTGAGCGTGTGTATAAGTTTGTCGAAGATAAACTAACAGAAAAAATTGCAGAAGCAAAGTCTGAGTTAGACGAGCAGTAATGGCAGAACGCAAAGACCGAATGGCTTTGCTTTCACGCTACAGCAAGTTCCATACTGCAAAGTATGAGCAAAAGCCATCGCTAAATCTAAATGTAGAGCAGTGGGCAGCAGATGCCCTCATTGAGTCATACGGAATGCCAAAGTGCTATGACATACTAGAATATTATTTTGGTGTTGCTCAGTCTCCTTCCTGGAACTATTTTGCGTATAATGCAGAAAAAATACTTCAAGCAAAATTAGATAAAGAACAAGATGAAAAAGAAAGAGTAGAAAGAAGAAGAATGGCAAAGGAGTGGCTAAGTGAATAATACAGAAGCAAAACTAATCTCAGCAGTTCTTCAAGATAAACAGGCCCATGTACTCCTTCAGGCAAACGTTGACGGTTTGCTAAGAACACATGCTGACATCTGGGCATTTATCAGAAACTACTTTGAGCACAATGGCTCTGTTCCACCAGCAAATCTTGTTGTGGATAAGTTTAGAGACTTTAGTCCAGTAGATGGCGTAGGTGCAACCAAGCATCATCTCGAAGAGTTGCAGTCAGAATATCTAACAGATAGTCTAAAGGACATGCTTAGATCAGCAGCATCAGATGTTCAGGGTGGGCATGGCAAGGAGGCTTTAGAGTCTCTGATTACAAAGACATCTGAGTTAAAAAAGAATACTTCTGCTATTCGTGACATCGATGTGACTGATCTAGAATCAGCAGTAGCGTATTTTGAAAACTTAAAGATACAACAGGCTCAGGGTCGTGTTGGAATTAAAACAAACCTTCCAGGATTTGACAACTATCTACCTTCAGGAATTATGCCAGGGCAACTTGGTGTGTTCCTAGCATACCCAGGAATTGGTAAGTCTTGGATGGCACTATACTTTGCTGTACAGGCTTGGAAGCAGGGCAAGTCACCATTAATTATCTCTCTTGAAATGTCAGAGACAGAAGTTCGTAACCGTGTATTTACTATCATGGGTGAGGGTCTTTGGTCACACAGAAAACTTTCTAACGGAGAAGTCGAGATGGAAACATTAAAGATGTGGCATGCTAAGCATCTTGCTGGTAAGCCAGAGTTCCACATTATCTCAAATGATCAAGGTGGCGAAATTAACCCTTCAGTTCTTCGTGGAAAGATTGATCAATACAAACCAGACTTTGTAATCGTAGACTATCTTCAGTTGATGGCTCCAAATCAGAAGTCAGACAATGAAACGGTACGAATGAAGAACCTTTCACGAGAACTTAAACTCATGGCTATTGGTGAAGAGGTACCTATTATTGCTATCTCATCTGCTACACCAGATGACGTCAATGACCTCTCTACGGTCCCTACACTGGGTCAAACAGCATGGTCTAGACAGATTGCTTACGATGCTGACTGGGTTATTGCTCTAGGCCGTGGTCAAAATAGCGACATTATCGAGTGTGCTTTTAGAAAGAATCGTAATGGATTTATGGGAGATTTCCTAGTTCAGTGCGATTTTGACAAGGGGTATTACAGATATAAGGACTATGAGAATAAAGATAACTAGTTATAATATGTTTTATGGCAAATTATCATCACAAGCCCATAAAGAAGTTTTATTTGGATGGAGTAATCCATGATGAGTCAGCCATTGGCAGATTAAGGTTAGAGTATATTAGATTATTAATATCTGAAATGAAATTGTCTGGATATGTGCCAAGGTTTGACATAGAGCCAGATTTTACGATAGACTATAACGAGAAGAAACAAAATTTTTATTT